CATGTTACAAAATCATCTACAACAGTTTTGTAACACACTAATTACCCACTTTTAACCAAAGTATAACAACAAAAAGAGCAAACCTTACGGGGCACAATGATAGTGAATGCCCCTCGAAAGTTTGAGAGTGTTATATAAAAAAATGTTGCGAAGCAACACAGATAAAAAAAAGTTGAAGGTACAACAAATGAATGCTGTACCCACAACTGATTTTATTTAGAAACCATTTACATTTTGTTCTTGAGAAGGTTTGGTTTCTTTACCTACTACTTTGTTGGCATATTTAGCAGACATAGTTTTAGTTTCACCATATTTACTGATAAGCTGACCAAAGTAGATTTCTTGATTAGTATTCCAATCTTTGACTTTAGAACCTTTGATAATTTTGTTTACATCAGTTTTTGATTTACCAAGTAGATATAAACCAAATGTCTTAGGTGTTAAGTCAATACCAAATTGTTTAGCAGTTTCGTTTATAATAGGACTAAACGTTTTAGCTTTGCTAACCATTTGAGTGGGATTGTTTGCAGACTGTATACAATCAGCTATAAGAGCTTCATATGTATGTTGTCTGAACACTAAGCAAGTATATTCCATTACTGAAATATCTTGAGAAGGAACTGTGACACAAACTACAAATGCAGGCATATCGTTAGTAACATAAGACTTTTCACCAGATACTTTGTCGTATTTGACATCACGTATGTGAAGTATTACATTAGCAAACTTGAATGCAGTTGGTTCTGAGCCGATATAGAATTCTTCACCTGTGTTTTCATCAACATCAGTACCTTCATACATAGAGAATGAACCTACGACATTTTTGATTTTGTCTGGTGTTAGTTCTGTAACACGGCCTGTAAGTGCACCTGTTTGTTTACATTTCATAGGTGTCACAATAGGATTGTCTAGTACACTTTCTGTTGCAGTAGACATAAATGCTTTTTCTAAATTCATAGCATTATTTGTGAGGTTATATAGCATTACACTCGTCGCTTTTAAATTAATAAAATCAGAGTTGCTAAACAAAAAGAGCACACAGTAATAGTGCACTCTAATTGTATAGCACATTGTATTAGAATATTAAACAGAACAAACCACCAAAGAATAGTTCTGTAATAATAATATAGAATACAACGTTACGAACTTGTTTGTTATGGTAGCATGTTTGAAACGTAAGTAGTAAACCAACACCTACCAAAACAAAGAATAAATATTTGAATAACATAGCAATATAAATTAGTTAATAAATAATTAAATAAACGAAACATTCAAATACTACTGATGTGTAATAATTACAAGCAAGTAGGACTTGACATTGTAAATTATTTTTTGTAACTTGGGCGGGAGTGGGACATACAGAGTGTAACACATAGTAAACACTTAAATAGTATAGACACCACAATACCACAAGTCATACACACCAGATAGTATGTAAACGTTTGAGTATCAGTACGTTATAACAATACACATTCACAATACAATATAAATAATAATAAATATTGCAGGAGAATGTATGTCGTACACACACACATATACTCAAATTATCTAGACAAATAGAGCATACACAGTATAGAATAGACGTAGACAGTATGCAAGTAAGCATTCTTTTTGTATTTGGAAAGCAAAATTATATATTAGTAGGGTAGGCACTCGAAAACTTGAGAGGGAGGGGGCCATGTAAGTATAAACATTCCCATTTCCGTGCCTATACTGAAAAAAAATATAAAAAAAATTTTTGTACATTTGGTGCATGAAAGTAGGGATTCATTTTTATTTTGGGTTTTGCTTGGGTTTTAGACATTACTTCCCAACGCAAACGCACAATTACCACGAGATTAACATATTTTTAGGACCAATAGGAATAACTATTTTAGACGGATATGAAGAAGAGTAAGTATTTATATGCAAGAGCAGAAGCTGTGTTAGCAAATGATGACGATGCTACTAGTTCTGTTTGTATTCCTATAGAATTATTTAGAGGAGCTCGTTATGGCTCTGCTGCTTTATTAATAATTGATATAGGTAACCCAAAACAATATGCTCCTACAGACACATTAAATACTGGCTCTATAGTATTAGAAATAGCTAGCAACACTCATACAACTGTGTTTGAAAGCTTAAGTAAAGCAATTGCTACAGGGGAGGAGGAGTTTATAATAATAGGAGACGATGTTACATCAGAATTTTTAGACGGTGTTGTATCAATTGTTTCTGTAACTGTAAATGCAGCATAATGAATAAATTTTTATACATAGACGACGCCTCATCATTAAAAGTAATGTACCCTGCTGATTCTTTTAGGGGTTCTTCACCAACATCAGACACTACACTAGAGTTGTATTTTACCCCTTTACCTGAAGAAGGTAGAGCACCAGGTAAAGACAATGACATCGTAGAACTTACTATTACTGCTAATAAGCATAAAGACGTATTACAAGAAGTTGTTCACTCAATTTTTTATTCTGATGATTATTTAATAGCGATATTTGATTCTGTATTAGGTGTAAAAATATCTACACACATAGGTTCAGTTGCTAGAACAGCAAGTAGTGAGCCGTAAAAATTTTTAAACGCTACGCGTTTAGTGTAAGTAAAACTATTATTCAATACAAAAATTTAGACAAATGGAACTAAACAAATATAACTATGATGTGCAGGTAAGCAGAGTAGTCGACGGCGATACCGTTGATGTAATGATTGATTTGGGTTTTAACACCCATATTAAAAGACGAGTAAGGATGTATGGTATTAACACACCAGAAACTAGAACTCGTGATTTAAAAGAAAAAGAAAAAGGATTAGCTGCTAAAGCTAGACTAAAAGAACTAGTAGATAATAACAAAATAGTTATGCGTAGTTGGGGTAAGGGAAAGTTTGGTAGAGTGTTGGGCGAACTGTTTATAGAAGAAACTTCTGAAATGGGCGCAACTTACAAAGATATAAATAATATTCTAGTTAAAGAAGGCCATGCAGAACACTATATGGGTGAAAAAAGAAAGTAGTATATTTGTAGCATGGAAAAGTATTTTTTATTTGTAAACAGTTCCACTGATTATTTACTATTACCTGCAAAACATTTTATGGGTGCTAAATACGCTTCAGCAACTTCTATAGAATTATATTTTGAAAAGGCACCTTTATCTTATAAAGTAGCATTAACAATTTCTGATTCTAAAGGAGAAGAGGTGGCTAGACAGATAGCTGAAACAATTAGAATGCATCCACAAACAGTAATTAAATTTTCAGATATTGAATCTAGTTATGCAATAGCAGATGTAACAGCAGTTGGAGCATTTACACAAATAACCACTCAATAATGAAAAGGTACATAATATTTAATATAAAAGAAACTAGAAAAGAATTAGGAGCAGTTACTTGGGCAGCAGGTGCTAGTTCTACTCAAATAAATTCATATTATCAAGCTGATGATTTCAAAAAAAGAGAAAGAAGTGCTAAAACACTAGTATCTAAAAATATAGATTTTACTACATTAAATTTAAAACCAGGTGATGTTATTAATTATGATGGAAATAAAACAGCTTTAAATTATCCAGAAAGAACTACATTAACTACTATTAGCGCAACAAGTACTGCAGAAGATAGAGTTACAGGAAGTACAGCTGTGGGAGAAGATGCTAATAATGAAGTTATAAAATATGGATATGTTGAAGCTTATGTAATATCAAAAGAAAGGGCAGTATATTCATATCCATTGCATAAATATGTTGGAGCAAAAAGTAAAAATAATACTACAGTATCTTTGTATTTTGAAAGAACTTCTGGTATTATAGATGAAATTATTTTAAATGTACAACAAGGATATTGCCAAAAAGCAATTAATCTTTTACAACAAGATTTTAAAGACCAAAAGGCAACAAAAGATATAGTTATAAATGAAACTTCTTATAATAAATACTATTCTAAAATTATTGGAGTTACTGATATTATAAGCAGTATTACTATATAAAATACTATGTTATTAAAATTTCATAACTTTGGCTAATGAATGAAACAAAAACTGAGTATGGAAAAATATGGCAAACTTCTACAGGTTTTGTTCATGTAACTTTTTTTAATGAGTTCGTTAATTTATACAAATTAGAAAATAGTATAGCTGCAGAATTGATTGATTTAGGTTATAAAATAATAGATAAAAGTATATCTATAGTAGGTGGTAGTGTAACTGATTATGAAGAAACATTATTAGACCTTGAAACAGGAGACTATATAACAGAAACATATCAACATGTAGAACATGGGGTATGGAAATTAAAATTTAAATTAAAAAAATAAAATGGCTAATCTAAGAATTACTTGTTCTGAGTCTATAACTATAGACGGTCAAACTAAAGGAACAACTACAAACTATATAATACCAGGTGTTACAGATGTATACACAAGGGGGTACGAATTAAAACAAGGAACTGAAACTACATTATACACAACATCTGCTGATGGTACAGGAGGTGGTTCTGATTTTGACAAAGGTGGCGTGATGTATGTAAGAATTACTAATAATGGTGCTGAACCTATTTTAATTACAGTTATGTCTGTATCAGGGGGTAGTTCTGATGAATATGTATATGAAATAACAAGAAATCAATCTCATTATTTATATTCACACGATTTATCATTACTAGCACACAATACGGATATTTCTGATAAAACTACATTACTTGGGATAGAAAAAGTAACAGCTACTTGTTCTAGAGGTAAAGGTATAGTAGATGTGTTTATAGCTAGTGGTGGAACTTTATATAATAGATAATATATGGCAACTTTAAATTTTACTTTAACAGAAGAAATAAATGTAAATGGAACTGAATATGGTACTACTGTAGCAAAAAGTATAGCTAACATTACTCAAGTTTATAAACAAGTATTAGAAGTTACAAATTCACAAACAGTAATTTTAAATTTAGGTACTGCAGTATCTGCTGGTACTGTAATAGGAACTGATGTAAGATATTTAAGAATTACTAATCAATCAGACACTTATCATGCAGAAATAGGATTTCACAATGATGACACTAATGATACTAGTTATTTTATAACGCTTGACCCAAATAGAAGTTATATTGTAGCGTGTGATGACAATAATGGTGTTGCGCCACAATTAGATGCTAATGATAATGGAGCGTATGGTAGTTATTCAGTAGCTTTAAAGGCATTAGAAGTAATAACAGCAGAAGCAGAACACTCAAGTGGGTGTAGTATAGAAATAATGGTATGTTCTGATACAACAGGATAATATGTATTTATTAAATATTGAAAAAAGGGGGGAGTTAATTAAAGAAGATGATGGTCTTTATGCTATAGATGAGTTTAGAGATATTGTCGAAACCAAAGGCTTGGGCATGAAGGCAATGTTATGGGTGGCTTTAGTATGTGATTATGACTCGCCTTATAGACACTTTGTAGAAAGAGAGCAAGTAAAGTCGGTAAGTAAAGCTATATTTAATACTTATGACTGGAAAGGGGTAAGAAACGAAAAGATTGCAAATGCAATAAAAAAATACAAAGAGCTACAATTTGACCCATTAGATGCACAATTAATAGCATTTAATGAAAAAATTGACGAATATACACGGCTTATGAAGAATGTAAAGATTACAGAAGATAATGCCGAAAGTATGCAGAAGATAATGATTGGTATTGAAAAAGTTTTAAACACAAGACAAAAACTATTAGATGCTATAGAGAGAAGGGGAGAGAGAAAAAAAATAAAAGGGGAAGCAAAAATGAGTTATCTCGAGCAACAGATGAATTTAAAAAATAATATAAAAGCTCGGTAGTATGAAAAAAATTAAAATAGGAGATAAAGAATTTGTAAATGACAATGGTAATTTTATAGAAAAAAAGAATTACGATAATTACAAAAAAAAATTATCTACACATAGAAAAATAGGAGGTATGCTTAGTGAAGTAAGAACTCCAGGTACGTTTAGTCCACATCAACAAAAAGACTAAACATGAATATAAAAAAGTATTCACCTGTTGTATACGAAGGCATACCTGAGTTAGACCCTGAATCTGTGTCTTACCAAGAATATTGGGAAGAACAAATACACAGATGTATGAATGGTTATAAACCAAAAGGTTTAGATAAGATAACTGGTAAACATTATTATTATTTAAACTTTTATAAAATACTAGGGAACAGTGGAGAGGAAATGGGCAATAGAAAAACACTTATTGCTCCTTGGTACAGAGATTTAGATAAATTATATTTTGATTTATTTGAACAATGTAAGCAAGAACAAAAGGGAATGATTGTTATTAAAGCCAGAGATAAAGGTTTTAGTTATATGAATTCTGCATTATGTGGACATGAATATACATTTTATCCATATAATGAAGTGGGAATAGCAGCAGGACTACAAGTTACTGCTGATTCGTTCTTTGACAAAGTAAAAAAAGGTTTAAATGCACAGCATAATAACTTTAAACATTCGGTGTTAAAAGATACATCAGATGTTATAAAAAGTGGATATAGACAAAAAAATAAAGATGGCAAATGGAATATAGGTGGCTATCAATCTGCAATACACTGTAGAACAATGTCTAACCCAGAAGTTTTTAAAGGTGAGCGTTTAAGTGTTATGGTTTTTGAAGAAGCTGGTGAGTTTAAGGAGTTGTTAAATGCATATATGTCGTCAAAAGCTTGTTTTATGGATGGTGATATACAGTTTGGTGTACCTGTTATAGGTGGTACTGGTGGTGATATAGAAACATCGTCAAAAGATTTTATGGAAATGTATTATAATGCAGATTCATTTGGATTAATACCTATGTTCATACCAGCTTCGGTATGTTATCATGGGTTTTTTGACATAAAAACAGGTATAAGTAAAGAAAAAGAAGCAAGAAAAGCATTAATTAAACAACGAGAAAAATTAGAAGGTAGAGATAGTGCAAAAGCTTATAACTTACACATACAAAACTATCCATTAACGGTAGAAGAAGCGTTTTTGAAAACAAAAGGTAGTCGATTTGATTTATCTTTAATAAATGCACAACGAAGTAGAATAATGAGTAGTAGTAAGTTTAAAAACCAAATACAAAGAGGTAGGTTAGAATGGATATTTGATAAAGAAGATGGATTTACAGAAGCAGTAGAATGGATAGCTGACCCAACTGGACCATATATGGTATTAGACCACCCAGATGAAGAATATGAAGGTTTAGATATAGGTGGTATTGACTCGTATGACCAAGATACTGCAGAATCTACAGCATCTATGGGTAGTGCGATTATATATAGAAGATTTGTAAATACAGAAATGGCTAGTGATTACCCAATAGCAGAATATACAGAAAGACCAAAAACAGCAGAAGAGTTTTGGGACGGTTGTTTAAAACTTGCTATTTATTATAACGCTAAAATGCTTATAGAATACACAAAAATTGGTATTATTGATTACTTTAAGAGAAAAGGTGCTCTTAGGTATATGAAAGAAAAACCAAAAACTGCTCATGCTCCTGGTACATTAACTAGGAACAGGTACGGCTTACAAATGAATAAACAAACTAAAGCCGTTATGGAACAGTACATAGACGATTATATTAAAACTAATGTTGATGATATATGGTTTATAGATTTGTTAAACGAACTTGCTGATTATGGCACTAGAAACACAGATAGGGCAATAGCTTTTGGCTTGTGCTTAATACACAATGTAGATGTGCACGCTATACAAGCAAGAGAAGTAAATGAAAAAAGTAAAAAATTGGGATTTGTATATTACCGAAAAGAAAATGGTAGATTAATTCCTTATAAAGAAGATTAGTATGAACAGAACAAATTTTCCTAGACAACTACTCACTGATAAGGAAAAAACTAAGGAGTGGTGTGAGCAAAACTTGGATGCGATGGCTCCATTTATTGCACAACATGATAATAACATGTATATAAATGATAGGTATAAAGATATTAGAAACTATCAAGCATATCATGGACATTTTGACCCAAAAGATTACGAATATATTACAGAACAATATGGTACGCCTTTTCCTGCGCGTATGACTAACTTTAATATTATTGCGCCTAAGATAGATTTATTAACTAGTGAAGAACTTCGTAGACCTTTAGAAACACAAGTTAATTCTATAAACAAAGATGCTGTAAATAGAAAACAAGATGTAAGAGTATCTTTAATAGCAGAAGAACTTTTAAAAGACCTTAAAAAAGAAATAAACACAGCAGTGGGTATGGATGTAGCAATGAATAATACTGGTATGCCTATTCCAGATGACATTGAAGAGTTTATGAGATACACATACAAAGAGGCTATAGAAACTACTGTAGAAAGTGGATTAGAATATTTAAAAGAAAAATACAGATGGAAAGATTTATTTAGAAATGGATTTAGAGATTTGTTAGTAACTGGTAAAGTATTTTATAAAACAGAAGTATTAAATGGTGACCCATATATAAGAAAGGTAGACCCTAGGAATGTGGCTTTTGATACATCAATAGAAAGTGATTATATAGATAATGCACAATGGGTGGTAGAACAAAGATGGTTAAGTGTTAATGAAATACTAGATGAATATGGTGATGAGTTAAAT